CGTACTGAACGTAAGTCGGCCACTCTGAACATGTCTCAAACAAAGCTCCGTAATTAGTTACAATTGCATGAAGTCCACTTCCTAAAGCTTCTATAGCTGACATACAAGAAGTTTCTTCCCATATATTAGGATAAGCAAATATTTTATATTCACCCATTTTATTCATTATTTTTTCGTTAGAAGCATAGCCTATATAATTTACATTAGGTAATTTTTTAGCTTGTTCATATAATTCTTGATAAGAGGTATCATTAGCATTTTTAAAAACATCTCCATATATCTGAGTAGAAGAATAAACATCTAGTTCAATTAAAGGATTCTTAATTAACTGCATAGCACCTAGTAATACAGATAATCCTCTCCATGGAGTAGAGGTGTATATTAGCTTTATTTTATCACCATTTTTATGAATAGGTTTGTCTGCAAATTTCTCTATAGCATTTTTAATGACCACACATTTTTCAGGGGGTAATTTAAAAACCATTCTAAACTTTTCAGCACACCAGTGAGAGTTAAATACATACCAATCGTATTTAGAGTGATTAGATTTATCCTCAAACCATGGAGCCAAATTACTCTGGTCGTAAGAATTTTGTGCCCAAAGAATATTAATTTTATCTTTAGATAAAGGTATTTTTTCTGGGATAGATGTAGTTATTTGAAACTTATCTAACAACGTATTATCTACGTGTTTATATAACTGAGCATATTGCAGCTCCGTTCCACCTAATGGTTGCATAAATTAATTGTTACTGAGTTTCACCGTCCACAGTCAAAGAAGCAACAGTGATTTGTAAGTCCTGTTGAAAATCTTCAGAAGTAGTATCTGTATTAGGATCAGCTACATCTGCATCAAATGCTGCTTTATCGGCATACGTTACTCCCGTTCTTTTGTGTTTAACAATTTCTACTGCTTTCGCTGGTATTTTTTTTATTTCCATATGACTTATATAATACTTTTATATCTGTTTGTCTAGTGGCTCTTTACTAAAAGTTAAAACGCAAACTGCTCGTAATTCGTTTGCATTTTTTGGTGAAGTACCTCTGTGTTTTAATTTATTAAACATTATTATTCTACCTTTTAATGGTTTAATTGATTTAATTAATTTCTCATCTTCATAAATTTCAGTTTCTCCGGTAGAATCATTTAAATATATTATACATTGATAATATTCCTCATCATGATCAACGTGTAAGGTACCCTCTCCAAGAAAAGGTAGGGTTAAATTAACAGAGGCTCTTAGAAGTTTTGTTGGTTTAATATTAGTAGTGTTTATAAATCTTTCAAATATAGGTAAAAAAAAATCACAAAAGGGAGACACTCTTCTTCCCCCTCTTAATATTAATGCATGAGAAAAAAAAGGAATATTGTCCTCATTAGCTTGAGATTTAGCATAATAAACTGGAAAAGGTTTTTCTTCATTAAAAAGAATATCACTTATTAATAAAGATTCTTCTTCATTAAGGCAATTATCTTTTTGATAAAAATCAATCATCAAAATCTTTTTTGTCTTCTATATTTGTGGCATTCTCAACCCTTATATTAAAAGAAATAGAAATTCTATTAATATCTTGAAAATGAGGATGCACCATATGCTCAAAATGAGAAGGAAACAATACTATCATTTGTTCTTCTGGTTTAACATTACAACTACTTGCAAAATCTTTGTTTGTAAAAATTTGTTCCCCCATCATACAGCTAGCTTTATCTCCACGATAAAAAACTAATTCACCATCTTGTTCTGGAACTCTGATATAAATTACACCACTAAAGTTAGATCTTGGATGAATATGAGGCAGGTTGACAGCCATTTTAGGATTTTTATTAATCCAAATATTATCTATTTTAATTTGGATTTTTTTAAAGAAGTAGTTTTTTTTTATTATTTGTAAGGTATTTTTTATAGCAATCTCTATTATCTCTTTATTTTTTTTATGATCTAAATCATAAGTTTGGAAACCCCCTCTATTACTTAAATATCTTCCATTATTTGATTGCTCTGCTTTTTTTAATTCTTCTAAGACTTTTTCTCTTAACAATTGAAAATCCTCATCATCAAGATAATCCAACAATAAAGAATCAGTAAAAATTATTTTTTTCATGTTAAACAAACATTTTTATTATATAATACTTTTAAAATTATTTGTCTAGCCTTTACCTTGGCCTTTATATCTTCTAGTACCTCTTTGTCTTTTTTCACCTTTTGAAAGACTTTTTTTATGTTTCCCTGCCCCACGTTTTTTAGGTTGATTACGTTCGTGGTGTTCTTTATATTTTTTAGCCATTTTGTAGAGATCTATCTAATAAAGCGTAAGTAATCACACCTGTTATTTCATTTGCAGTATTTACTTGCATTTTAAGAGTATCCCCAGGTTCTAAATTCAAAGTCCCTAAAACTAAATTAGTCATAGAGGCATTTAATATTGCGTGTGCAATAATATAATTAGTAGTATCTCCCGATTTACTTAATATTAAATCAGTATTCACATTACTTGCAGTATCATGAACTGCTTGCACTGATTTTGTAATTATAGTTGCATCAGTAGGACAATTTAATACCGTAGTAACGTTAGTTGTAGTTAAATCAAAGGGTATACTTTTATATCTTATGGTCATAATAAAAAATAACTAAATGTATCTTGTTCTTCTTTCAAGTCATTTTGAAAAGAAGTGTTTAATTGGTTTTTCATTGTTTCCAATGATTGAAGAAGTTGTTGTTGATTTTGTGGATCATAGTCTGGACTAGGTTCTGGAATAAAATTAGTTACTTTAGCCATTATCTTCTACCATCAGGTTGTATATCTGCTCTAAAAGTTCCATATCTCCAAGTCTCTCCACTAGATAGATTAGCTATTTTTAAAGCCGCCGATCTTCCTCTAGCACGTGTGTCTATTTTTTGAGTACTTGATGTTACAGAAAAAGGTCCCAAGGAAGAACTAGCCGAGGTATCTGAGGGATAGTCTTTTAATAAAATAGTGACAGTCGCTGTTCCAGTTAATCTTTGAAAATCTGGTATAAATCTTCTTACTTTAGTAAAGAATTCTCCATCACCTTCTAAATGAATCATAAAATCTCCTGTTTCAATATAAGATTGAATTGATGTAGTTACTCCGTTAGCTACTTGATCCACTCCTATTTCATGCTCCCAATATGTAGCAGATCCAGAAGTATTTGTCACTCCTTGTATAATAGGAAAAGTAGGTACTCCTGTAGTATTAAAAGAAGAAGCAAAAGGTTTATTATACAAATGAGCATCAGTATAAGATGTTCTATCCAAAGAACTTGTGTACCAAATTTTTTCTTCGTAATTATAAGTAACACATCTATCTATTTCAGTGGCAGAGGAAGATGCATAGAACCAATGTATTTCACTAAACAATGAATTATGACTAGCATAAGTTATTCTTCCAGCATTATAGTTAAAACCTAAGTCTCCAGGATTAGTTGTAGTAAATACAAAATCTTCTACTGAACATGGATTTTTCACAACCGTTCCATTATATGCGTTAAAAGAACCCACGTCATCCATCCAATAAACTACTCCTTCTACAAAAACAACTGAATGAGGACTCATTAGACCACAATTAGATCCTACCTTCCTAATACTAAAAGTATAAGGCGCTCCAACATATTGCATAGTATAAGCAGCGGTATCCGTTAAAACTAAAATATAATCTTTTGCTCCTATTGCACCTATGATTTGTGTTCCATCATCTATTCTAAAAGTACCTGCTGTATTAACACTTGTGGGTTGGTACTCCGTATAATTTTCTTGGTCTGAAAATCTTATTAACATTGGATCAAAACTTGAAGTATCTCCAATCGTTGCTTCTGTTCCTAAATGTAGGAAATGTCTATCTGTATCTGATACTATTGAAACAACTGTTTTAGTAGGAGCCCCTGACATAATAGTTGCTCTTATAGATAAAGCATTATTATTATTACTTATAGGCTGCCATATAAACGTTCTTCCATTTAATATAGTAGCAGTTAATTGTTGTCCAAAATTATCTAAACTCCAATCAGCTGGATCTAGTGTAACAGTAGATGATAATGAAGCTGCACCCCATGCAGTATAGTATTCTACTCCTGCTAAATCAGAATGAGCTGATCGTGTTCCAGCCACGTCTCTTATAATTCCTGTAAGATCGTTCGTAGATATACCAGTGTAAGAAATAAATTCTGCTCCAACCTTAATTACTCCTGATGTTGGAAACCCTGTTGTTGATGTAAGTGTAATAGAAGTTCCAGATCCTCCAGTACCTGCAGTGTCATCTAATAAAGCACCGTTTAAAGTTGTAGTAAGTCCAGACGCTCCTCCGTAAGATCCTGTACCAAATCCAAAGCCAAATGTTTGTCCAATAGGACCTACTTTAACATATCTGTTTATAGTACATGCACCTGACGCTGCAACAGTAACTCCGGCATTAGTTGCCATAGTTATTGTAAATGTATTAATCGTTGCACTAATTACTTCAAAAGTTTGGTCTGTGAAATTCGCTGCAGTGTACCCTGCACCAACTGGTGCGGTCACACTTGTAAAAGTAAAGTAGTCCCCTGCAATCATATTGTGGCCAACTAAGTTTACAGTGACCGTTGGCGAGGTGTTGGTAGTATCAAAAGTTCCTCCCGTTTGCGCTGTCTCTAATGGAGTAATATCATAATACGCTGATCCATAATAAATATATAATCCTCTTTGAGATCCAAGTGCTATGTATCTATTACCATCTAAATCAGACCATTGGTGCTGTGCTCTTACGGCACCGGCTAAAGTGTCCGTTGTAATCATAGACCATCCTCCTACTTTTTCAGGAAATCCATAACGAAATCTAACATAATCACCGTCTACGTATTGCCCTTCAGCAGCAGTATCTGTAATTTGTTTATTAAATCCTGGTCTTATATTAATTAAATTTAAAGCCATAAAGACAGTATAGCACTTATTTAATACATATTAAATAAGTGTGTTTTATACTAGTTACATTCACCTAATTCATTTACGACCCATGAAGTAATAATATATTTATCTTCTTTAAGAGGAGGATTTCCTCTATGTACGTAAGGAAAATTTGCTGGAAAAATACATATTCTTCCTTTTACTGGAGGAACTCTTGTTTTTTGAAACAAAAACTCTGTTTCCCCTCCTTCTACTACATCGTTTAAATATATTGAATAAACAAGAACTCTAGAAACAGATATAGTATGCATCTGTTCTACATGCCATACATGGTATCCTCCTCCTGGAGAAGTTTTTTGCATTTTAAAAGCAGGTAAAATTAATTTTTCTTTTTCAGTGCCATGATATTCTAATATAGCTGTCTGTTTAAAATAAATATCCATAGCTTCTTTTAAATTATTATTTATAATATCTGTAAATTCCCAAGACCTTTTATTCTGAGTGTCTCTATTAAACAATATAGACTCATCCTTTTTTCTATTCTGGGTAGCGTTTTCTAGTTCAATCCTAGACATTTTTTGTCTAAAAAATTGTTCACTATTAAATATTTTAATTCCCTCATCACAAGTTTCTGGAGAAATAAAACCATCAAAAATTCCTATAAAATCATTTATAATATATTTTTTCATTTGCCTTCTATAATGTCATTTTCATTAGTTTGTTTTTTTTGTAAATCTCCGCTAAAATATAATTGCCAATCTGCTACAATTCTAACTAAGCAATTACCTATATGTTTTAATGAACTGGCTGGAA